TTACATACACAATAAGTGCTGCAAGTGCAATAGATAAGAACACAATTTTTCCTGCTGGTTTAGTTACTGGCGATATTACAACTGACTGGACTTTAGACGCTGCTGTTCAAAATGCTGCCGTAATGGTAAGCACAGAAATCTGGCAATCTAGAACCGCTACCCTTTCAGGTTCTAACCTTGTCGATTTCCAGCCCTCACCTTACCGAATGTCAGCTCAGCTGCTCGCTAAGGTCAGAGGATTAATAGCTCATGCACTTGATCCAAGATCAATGGTGGGATAATGCCAGTTGCGCTTACTACTCTTAGAACGACACTTGCCACAGCTCTAATCGATAACACAAAATGGCAAACCTTTGCATTCCCGCCTGCTACAGTATTGGCTAATTCAGTTATTGTTAGCCCAGATTCTGAATACATCGTCCCAAGCAATAATCAGCACATCACTATTAGTCCAATGGCCAATTTTAAAATTATTATTACTACGCCTTTATTTGATAATGAAGGCAACCTCAATGGCATAGAAGATTTTGTGGTTCGAGTGTTTAACCTACTTGCTGCATCTTCTCTGGTCTATAATGTAAGCGCGATAAGCGCACCTAGTGTTCTCAATGCTGCTTCGGGAGACCTTCTCAGCTGCGAGATGTCCGTATCAATCCTAACAAGTTGGAGTTAATATGTCCGAGTGGGAATTAGAGAACGAAGCCTTCCTGAAGAAAATCGGGCAGGTTAGCACACCAGCACCAAAGCCAGCACCTACTAAGAAAGACGAGGAATAAATCTCATGGCTGTATTTCTAAATAATAATGTGGGCGTGAAGATTAACTCAGTTGATCTTAGCGACCATGTAACAGCAGTAACAATCAACCGCGTATTCGATGAACTTGAAGTAACTGCAATGGGTGACACTGCTCACAAGTTTGTTAAAGGCTTGGAATCATCATCTGTAACAATCGACTTCCTAAACGACACAGCTTCAGCGAATGTCCTTGCGACACTTCAAGCTGCATGGGGAACAACAGTCACAGCTGTATTCCTACAGACTAAGGGAACAGCAGTTTCAGCGACTAACCCGCTTTATACTGTTTCACTCCTAATCAACAACACAACAGACATCAATGGTGCTGTTGGCGATGTTGGCACACAGTCAATTACATTCACTGCTAACTCAACAGTTGCAGTAGCAACAACAGGTTCATTCTAAACAATTAAACAAAGGGGCAGCTCATGGCAAAACTAAAGATAGTTCGTACAGATGGAAGCGTTATTGAAGGTGAGATTACTCCAGCAGTGGAGTACGCATTTGAGCAATACGCTAAAAAGGGCTTTCATAAGGCTTTTCGTGATGACGAGAAGCAGACGGATGTCTATTGGATTGCATGGGAAGTCCTACGCAGATCGGGTGAAACTGTTAAGCCTTTCGGGGTTGAGTTTATCGAGACACTTAAAAATGTCGAGGTGCTGGACTCAGACCCTTTAGCTTAAAGCGCGATTTACCATTCACCTACTTAATAGCTCGCTTGAGCATTAGGTTGGGAATCGCGCCACAGCAGTTATTAGAGTTAGACCCAATAATGCTTCAAGCCTTGTTGCAGGGTCTCAAAGATGAAGCAAAGGAGATTCAAGATGCCAGTAAGCGTTAAGGGCGGTATTGAACTCCGCAAGGCTTTACGCGCCTATACGCCAGACCTTGCTAAGCAGATGCCAAAAGAAATTGCAGCAGCTTTAAAACCTGTTGTAAAGATTGCTAGAGGGTATCTACCAGATAACGGCTCGGTGTTAAGCGGATGGCGTTCTCGCGATAATTACACTGGCAACTTTCCACTTTACGATGCCAGTATTGCTAAGAGAAGCGTAGGCTTTAAAACAACTCCATCTAAGCCTAATCGCAATGGCTTTAGATCACTAGCGCGTTTATTTAATAAATCAGCAGCTGGTGCTATTTACGAAACAATGGGTCGCAAGACTCCATCTAGTCGCTTTGTTCAAAATCAAAGAGGCAAATATGGAGCAGAGTTTAAAGGTCAAGGCAAAGAACAAGGCACTGCCCTCTTTCGTGCCTATGATGAAGATAGGGGCGCAGCTAGAGATGGCGTTTTAAAAGCCATTGAAAAGGCCAACGCAGACTTTAAGAAGGCAACTGCATGAGCATTTTAATTGATGTCGCAGCAGAATTCACTGGTAAAAAAGCCTTTAAGCAAGCCGAGACTGCTACAGATAAACTTACTAAATCGGCTAAAAGTTTAGGCAAGACTTTAGGCATAAGTTTAGGTACAGCAGCCATACTTGGTTATGCAAAAGCATCAGTTAGGGCAGCAGCTGAGGATCAAAAGGCTCAAAAACAATTAGCCCTTGCACTCAAAAATGTTGGACTAGAGCGGGATGCCGCTTCTGCTGAATCTTACATCCAGCGACTTCAAAGCGAGTTCGGTGTGGTGGATGACAAGCTGCGTCCTGCATACCAAAAATTAGCAATCGCCACTCGATCAACTACTGAGACTCAAAAACTACTCAACCTTTCATTAGATATTAGTGCTGCAACTGGCAAAGATTTAGAGTCAGTAACCGCAGCCTTGAGCAAGGCTTATCTTGGTTCTAATACTGCACTGTCTAAATTAGGCATTGGCATATCTAAGGCAGATCTCAAGACTAAATCTTTCGATGATATTACTAACAAGTTAGCCGATACCTTTAAGGGTGCTGCTGCTACATCGGCTGCAACCTTTGCTGGATCAATGGCTAAACTTGGAGTTGCATCACAGAATGTCAAAGAGATTATTGGCACAGGCATTATTGATGCTCTTAAAACTCTTAGCAATGATGATTCAGTATCTAACCTTGCTAAAGACATGGAATCTTTAGCACTTTATACAGCCGATGTAATTCGTGGCTTTGGTCTTATGGCTACTACATTACAAAAAATTCCTGGAATCTCTGGCTTTGATGTTGGAATGATTCCCATTCTTGGTACTTACATTAAGGTCTTACAAGAAGCAGGGGCAAAGGCTCGTAGAATTGCAGAAGTAGGCGGACAAAAGAACCCAATCCAATCTGGTTCTTATCTTGCAACTCAAAAGAAAGTAACAGCTTTAACTAAAGAGCAAGCAGCAGCACAGGCCAAGATTCTTGCTGATAAAAAGTCTCAGGCAATTCTTGACAAGGCCAACCTAGCCCTTAACAAGGGCACAGATGTCTTTGACATGGATAAAATCCAACTTAACGCTGCAATGATTAATCAGGCTGACCAGTTAGGCAAAGTAACTTCTCAGGCTCAACTTCTAGCCATTACTAATGACATTACTCGCCTAAAGATTAAGCAAGACATTATTGCCCTTGAAGATGCCATTGCTTCTAAGGATGAAGCAGCTATTACTGCTGCAACTAACAAACTAAACAAAGACCTGCTTATTCTTGGAGCCCTGCAAAATCAAAGTCTCAAACTGGCTGATATTAAATCAATACTTGATACTTTGTTGCCTAAAGACTTAATCAACCTAGCCAATCTAAATGAGGCTATTCGTCTTTTAACAATTATCAATAATGGCAAGACTCCAAGTATTACTAATCCAGTTGCACCAGTTGTTCCAGTTAGTCCTGTAAGTCCCATACTTGGCAAGCCTATTCCACCCGTAGGAATACCTGGAATAGATTACAACCCTGGCCAAAATCCTGACCGCAATATCAGTAATGGTTTTCCAAATGGTGTTACATCTGGTGCTGGCATTACATATAATCCTAACCAACAAGGTGATCGTAATTACGATATTAAAATCTATGCAAATACCATTGCTAATCCAGATGAATTATCTGGTCTCATCCAAGATGTAGTTATTAGGCTCAATAAGCAGGGAGACTACCTCACTACTGCTGGAGCCTTATGAGTCGGCCAGTAATCAATGTAATTATTAACTTCTCTACTGGGGCAACCTTTGGAAACCCGTTTATTTTAGATCAGTCTCAACTAGGTAGCCTTGATGTTTTGGCAGATGCCACAGCCCTTATTGTGGATGTTTCTGACCTAGTAGATACAATCTCGACCAACAGAGGCCGACAGTTATCAGCTGAGCAATTTAATACTGGCACTGCATCTGTTCGCATCCTTGACCAGACAGGTGCGTTTAACCCACAAAATCCTGCAAGTCCGTATTACACATACCTAAGCCCTATGCGCAAGATTGCTATTACCGCAACCTACTTGGGAGTAACTTACCCAATCTATGCAGGCTATATTACTGGTTACAACACCAGCACTCCTAAATTTACTGGTGACTTGGTTTATACAACTATTACAGCTGTAGATGGATTTCGTCTATTCCAGAACGCTCAATTCTTTGGAGTAACTGGAGCGACAGCAGGCGAGACTACTGGCTCAAGAATGACTAAGATTCTAGACACAATCGGTTGGCCTGCATCCATGCGCGATATTGACACAGGGCAGACCACAGTACAAGCAGACCCAGGAACACAAAGAACAGCCCTATCAGCTATGCAGACAGTTGCTACGACTGAATTTGGCGCTGTATATATGGGCGCAGATGGCAAGGCAGTTTTTCAAGATCGTGCTGTTACTGCTGGCTCTATTGGTGGCACGCCTGTCGTCTTTAACGATGATGGCACGGGCATTGGTTATTTTGATGTTAAGTGGGTATTTGATGATACCCAGATTTACAACCTAGCAACTGTGACCCGTACTGGTGGCACAGTGCAGACAGTCTCAGATGACGCTTCCATTGCTCAATACTTTACTCATTCCTACAATCAATCTGGCTTACTTATGCAGACAGATGCAGTAGCTCTGCAATATGCTCAAGCATTTGTAGCCTCTCGCAAGGACACAGTAGTGCGAGTAGATAGCCTTACCCTTGACCTACAGCAGGATAATTACAGTGCAGGCACTATTGCAGGCCTTGGACTTGACTTCTTTGATCCAATCACAGTCACTACTAATCAGCCGTCTAACACAACCTTGTCAAAAACTCAGCAGATATTTGGCGTAGCCATGCAAATCAGACCAGATTCATGGAAAGTCAATTTCACCACAGCAGAACCAATTATCGATGCATTCATTCTCAATTCTACCCAATATGGTATCTTAGGGGTATCATCTTTTAGTTACTAAGGAGCAATAATGGCAGGAGCAGGCTACAAGCTGTTTAGCACAGGAGATGTGCTATCAGCTAGCGATGTTAATACTTATCTACAGCAACAGACAGTAATGGTCTTTGCTAGTGCAGCAGCGCGTACAACTGCTCTTGCAAGCGTTCTCGCAGAGGGAATGGTTACATACCTCAAAGACACAGACGTAGTAGAAATCTACACAGGCGCAGCTTGGGTTTCTCTTGATGATCCAAACGCTATTCAGAACTCAATTGTCACTGCTAAAGGTGACATAATTGGAGCATCTGCTGCATCTACACCTGCTCGCTTAGCAGTAGGCACAAATAATCAAGTTTTAACTGCTGATTCAACAACGGCAACAGGCTTGAAATGGGCAACACCAGCAGGCGGTGGGGGCAAAGTCTTGCAAGTTGTTGCCGCGACTTATGCCACTGCAACAACGTCTAGCAGCTCTACTTACGCAGATACAGGTTTAACGGCAACAATAACACCGACATCAGCGACAAGTAAAATCTTGGTTATTTTTAATCAGTTTGTATCAAAAACAGGTGACATTGAAGGTGGTTTAAAATTATTCAGAAATTCCACAGAAATACTAGCCGTGGCAACTGCCAACATACTTTATACCGCGACTACTTTAATGATTAGAACTGTCACTGTTGGCGCAACTTATTTAGATTCGCCTGCAACAACTTCAGCAACAACTTACAAAACACAGTTTAATTCTACTGGGGCAACTTTTACCTGCCAGCAAAATCCTTCAACATCAACAATTACATTATTAGAAATTGGAGCATAATTATGGCGACAGGCGCAGAAGTATTAACAATGCTTATTCCAACAGGCGGTTGGGTTATTAGCGGTGATGATTTTGAGAAAATCCAATTTATTGAGGCAACTCCAATCACTAAGGCACAATTTGAGGCTGGCTTTGCTCAATATGACGTTTTCAAGGCTGAACAAGATGCAAAGGCAGGAACAGACAAAGCAGCAGCACAGGCAAAACTTGCTGCGCTTGGATTGACAGCTGACGACTTAAAGGCACTCGGATTATAAGTGAAGGCAAAACTTTCTAAAGCTGCAATCCAGTTAAGAGAGCAGATAGATGATTCCTTCCCAGATCGTGATAGGGCATCGGATGGTTGGGTCGGTGATACCCGACACGCTGCTCGTAAGTCTGATCATAATCCAGATGAGCAGGGCTGGGTTCGTGCCATTGACATTGACGCAGATTTATTCGGTGTCGGAGTCAAGCCGTTTATCATGCCAGACCTTGCAGATCAACTTCGAGTCAGTTGCAAGTCTAAGGCAGAGAAGCGCATCTCGTACATTATATTTAACGGCAGGATTGCGTCTCCCGTTCTTAACTGGAAGTGGCGCAACTACACAGGGGCTAACAAACACCTTCACCACATGCATGTCAGCTTTAAAAAAGAAGCTGACTTACTGGGTGAGTTTTATTCGATACCTATGTTAGGCGGAAACTAATGAACATGAAGAACCCTCTTGTCCTCACTGCTGGAGCATTCCTATCAGCATGGGCTGCATCAAACTTTGCACTTGACTATCGCGCAGTTCTCTGGGCTGTGTTAGCTGGTGTCTTTGGATATGCGACCCCTAAGAAGTGACACAATCCGACTTCTTCACGCTCTACTTAGGCACACTAGCAATCATTGGTGGCCTGTCTGGGTATGTAATTACCCACTTGCTGTCTGAGATTAAAAGACTCAACACGCGAGTTGATGAAATCTACAACATCTTACTAGACAGGTAACATTCTGCTATGGCAAGAAAAGCAACTAAGGCATTAGAGGAACAAGGCTACTCAAAGCTAGATGCTTACTGCATTGGCTTATATGAGTATTTCTGTAGTCTCAAGCGAGCAGGCTTCAAAGAAGATGTAGCCATGTTCATGATTACTGAACCTCAATCCTATCCTGCTTGGATATTGCCTGACCCTGTCGATCCAGAGAAGTTTGGCAATTACGAAGATGAGGACGATGACTAAAGCCCGCTATCTTGTTATATCGGATTTACAAATCCCATATCACCATGAGCAAGCTGTTAAGAATCTTATCAAGTTAGTAAAGCGAGAGAAGTTTGACCTTATCCTTAATACGGGTGACGAGTTGGACATGCAGTCTCAATCGCGTTGGGCGCAAGGTACTGCTCTGGAATGGGAAGGTACGCTAGATGCTGACAGAAGCCTTGCGCAGGATATTCTCTATGAACTTGGCACAACAGATGTCACTCGGAGCAATCACACAGACCGCCTATACCACACACTATTACGCGCACCTAGCCTCATCGGATTACCAGAACTGGAATACGCAAAGTTTATGGACTTCGCTGGACTCGGAATCCGCTTCCATAAAAGACCATTCGAGTTTCATAAGGGATGGGTCTTAGTTCATGGAGATGAAGGATCAATGAACTCCAATGCTGGGCTTACAGCTCTAGGGCTGGCTAAGAAATTTGGCAAGTCTGTGGTATGTGGGCACACGCACAGGGCAGGCATTAGTGCCTTCACAGAGGGCATAGGAGCCTCATACAGGACTCTTTGGGGTTTAGAGGCAGGAAATGTCATGGACAAGAAGAAAGCCTCTTATTTGAAGGCTGGGAGCGCTAATTGGCAGATGAGCGCAGCAGTCATAGAAACACACGGAGACCGCGTTAGTCCGATGCTAGTGCCTATAAATAAGGATGGGTCATTCACCTTGTACGGGAAGCTGTACGCCTAAATCGTTATCGTTTTGTTATCGAAATGTCCTTGATTAGTCTGGACTGTATGCGACACTAATCCTGTAGCCAATCAAGGGCATTGGCACAGATAGGTACAGAATGACAAATAATGAGAAGTTGCTGATTATCTGCCTTATTGGTGCAACTATCAGTTTTATCGTAATGGCAGTATCTGCCTACAAAGAAGCCTATGATCGTGGCCATCGCGATGGCTGGCACAAAGGCAGAGCAGTCAATCGAGCAGATTTCTGGCAAGAATGAAGTATCAGGAGATTCTACAGAGTGCAACCGACATCATTCAAGATCGTGGTCTTAACGACTACGGCCACCCAGCAGATAACATGCAACACGCAGCAATGCTCATCAGTGCATACCTACAGCACCCAATCGAGGACTATCAAGTCTGTGCAATACTCGCGCTCATCAAGATTGCCAGAGCCAGTTCAGGCACAGTCGATAAGCCAGATAATTACATCGATGGAGCAGCCTATATTGCTTTAATGGGGCAACTAGCTACAGAGGAGAATGAACTCTATGTTTAATTTAGCCGATTATGAACCAGTTGAGGTGAGACTTGAAAAGTTTATTAAAGACTATCCAGATTTTCGTATTAGCACTGAGTTGGAAGTTGTGGAAGCTAGTAGATATATTGTTAAGGCATATCTCTACAAAACTAGCCAAGATAGCATCGCATGGGCGACAGGGTACGCTGAAGAAACAGTTAGCACTCGCGGGGTCAATCAAACTTCTGCACTGGAGAATTGCGAGACATCTGCAATTGGCAGAGCACTTGCAAATGCGGGTTATGCTCCTAAAGGAAAGCGTCCTAGCAGAGAAGAAATGAGCAAGGTCGCACCTAATCATCCAGCTTTACAAATAGTTAAAGAGCCAGTTGATTTGGATTACTGGAACACATCCTTTAAGGAACAAGCAGTAATTGCAGAGATTGTCAATACTAAGTTAGATGTTCCATCATGTGTTCATGGCGAAATGATATGGCAGACAGGAATAAGTGCAAAGAACAATAAAGAATGGGGTCGCATGACATGCCAGTCTAAGGGGCAGACTGGTGGCATGGATCAATGTCCTCCGATTTGGTACAACATTGGAAGTAATGGCAAATGGGAACCCCAGAAAGCGAGGGTATAATGGGATACGCAGAACTTCACACAGTCGATGGATGGGTTAATGTCGAAGACATTCCTATGATTGACACAGTGATTTGCCAGTTATGCAATGAACCAACAGAAGCTAAGGACATCACAATTACTGCAAGAATTGAAGAAGGTGTAGTAGTTGCTGGCACTTGGTCGTGCAATAAGTGCAAGGCTGTCAATGGATAAGGAAACGCTCCTAATGATCCTTACACTAGCTCTATTTATTGGTGGCATTGCAATGGGTTACATGGCTGGGATGAATCATTAGTCAGCACAGAAAGCACAGAGGTTTTCGCACAGAGCGAGTTGTAGCTGAGTACCTATCGACTCAGTGGCAGGGCGCATGTGTGGGAAGGGGTAGTGGCAAGGATATTGTCAATGTGCCATTCGATGTTGAAGTCAAAGCCCGCGCTGGATTTCAACCGCTTGCGTACCTAAAACAATTAAAGGCTCGGACTTCTCTTTCGGGGGAATTGGGATTCGGAGTCATACGGCTAAATGGGCAGGGAGAAGATGCAGCAGAGTATGCCTGCATCATCCGATTAGCTGATCTCTTGCCACTACTCATATTAAAGTACGGACACTTAGATAAAGAGCCTAAAGAGACTGACATCAAACGATGCAGCTGTGGTTCATGGATGATTGGGAGATGCCTTACATGCCAGCCTACGATTACAAATGTGGAAGATGCGGATTAAAGAATGAGCTGCATCATGGCTGGCACGACAAACCAACAGTTCTATGCACTTATTGTAATGAGCCAATGGTCAAAATGATTAGCCCAGTAGAGGCAATCTTCAAGGGTACTGGATGGGGCAAGAATTGAAAGACATTATCTTCAATGAAAACTGTCTAGATACTATGTCTAGGATGGATGATAGCTCTATTGATTTAACTGTTACCTCACCACCTTATGATGATTTAAGGCAATACAACGGCTATAGCTTTGACTTTGAGCCTATTGCTAAAGAGCTTTACAGAGTGACCAGAGATGGTGGTGTAGTCGTATGGGTAGTAGGAGACCAGACTAAGAACGGCAGTGAGAGCGGCACTAGCTTTAGACAGGCTCTCTACTTCAAAGAGGTTGGCTTCAATCTTCATGACACTATGATTTATCAAAAGAATAGCTCTACATATTCAGCAAGAGCTGACAGCAAGCGATATACGCAGATATTTGAATATATGTTTATCTTATCTAAAGGCCAACCTAAAGCTCGATTGATATGTGATAAGCCTAATAAATGGGCTGGGCATAGAGATTGGTCTGGCAAGATGAAAAAGCCAGTGGCTGACTTTGCCCCTAGAACAAATATATGGAGATTCGTTACATCATTCAATGGTGTTAAACATCCAGCACCATTTCCAGAAGCATTAGCTAATGACCACATCTTGTCATGGAGTGATGAGGGTGATGTTGTATATGACCCATTCATGGGCAGTGGTACAACTGCGAAGATGGCTAAATTAAATAAGCGTCATTACATTGGATCTGAGATAAGTAAGGAGTATTGCGATATAACAGAAGAACGCTTAATCTGTGGATAACCTGCCACAAAACATAACAGTTACGCATAGTTAGGATGATAGTTATGCACATCATTGACACATATGATACGCTAACGGCGCAGAGCCTCTCAAAGGCTCACCGCAAGCCCTTCAGGGGCGTAGCTTGCGGGGTGCTAGTAGCTATTGGGATAGCTCTATGCATAATGCCTTATGCAGGTAGCTCTGAATCAGTGCAACAAAAAGAATACATAGACTATAAGACTTATGCGTTATATCTATTAGACTTTAACTATAAAGAATATAACTGCTTATTAAAGCTCTATGGTAAAGAATCAGCATGGAATCCATTAGCAAGTAATGGTTCTCATTATGGTATTCCTCAAGGTAAGAGTGAATGGCTAAAAGACCAAGATGGATGGACTCAGGTAGTATGGGGCTTAGACTACATAGGCCATAGATATGGTGAGCCATGCATTGCATTAGATCATTGGAGTAAGTACGGATGGCACTAAGAGATGCAAGCCATAGAGAACTTGGATTACAGAAGTGGAAAGACCAGCGCCTTAGAGTGTTAAAGCGTGATGGTTACATCTGTGCATATTGTGGTCAAGAAGCCAATCAGGTAGATCATGTGATTAGTCGCAAGGATGGTGGCAGTCATGACATGGATAACCTTGTTGCCTGCTGTGCTAAGTGCAACCAACTCAAATCATCTAAGTCAGAAGGCGTTTTTTTAGCACAACGCTCTACCCCCCCTGTCTTTTCAGGCAATATATCCCCGATGCAGTCCAAACCAATGCCAGACAGTCCTTTTACGCTCAAACCTAGTCCGAGTCAATGACAACTAAGACCAAAGCTAAACAGCCGCTACGAGGGGCAACGCAACCGAGGGTTCATTCACCGCTTCTAAAAGGCAAGTCACGCTCTGGAGAAGTTTTAGAGATGATTGAGCGTCTAAAGATGGACAAGCTCATGCCTTATCAGGAGTTTATCCTCAAACAGATGATGATGGTGGATAAGAAACAGCAATACCGCGTGAAAACTGCCCTATTGCTTATTTCGAGACAAAATGGCAAAAGTCATTTAGGTCGTGTCAGGGTTATCTGGGGAATGTTTTATGGCAACGAGAAGAAGCACATCATCATGTCCTCTAACCGAGCAACTGCCCTTATGACCTTTAGAGAAATTGCATGGATTATAGAATCAACCCCAGAGCTAAAGGCAATGACTAAGGCAGTGCGTTATGCCAATGGTGGGGAACGAATAGAGTTGCTCAATGGTGCAACCCTCGATTTAGTTTCAGACACCAGAGATTCAGCCCGTGGTCGCACAGCTGACTTCTTATGGATTGATGAAGTGCGTGAAATATCTGAGGACGGCTATAAGGCAGCAATCCCAACTACTCGCGCTAGAGCTAATGCTCAGACATTTTTAACCAGCAATGCAGGCGATGCATTCTCAACAGTTTTGAATAATTTGGTCGAGCGCGCCAAAGATTACCCGCCAGAGACATTTGGCTATTATGAGTATTCCGCGCCACAGTATTGCAAAATAGACATTAGATCAGATGCATTTTGGCGTGAGGCTGTAGCACCCAGTAATCCTGCACTTGGTTATACAGTTACTAAAGAGTCAATCGAGGAAGCTATTGCAACCGCTCCTATTGAGACTACTCGCACCGAAACTCTATGCCAGTGGATTGATTCCTTGCAGAGTCCGTGGCCTCATGGCATCCTTGAGGAGACCAGCAATAACACACTAGAACTAGCAGTTGGGGCTTATACTATATTTGGTTTCGATGTCAGTCCTTCGAGAAGGAACGCATCTTTAGTCGCTGGACAATTACTTCCAGATGGAAGGATTGGCATCGGAATTATGGAAACTT